GTGCTCTTCGTCGTCGTCAAGCTCGGGCGGCAGGATCACCGCCTCGGGCTGCGTCTTTGGCTTGGTGCGTCCCATGCCAACAGGGTGGCAGGCGTGTCAAGCGTTACGCCTGGCGTTGCTGATCGCCCGCCGCACGAGCATCCTGCCCGCCACGTCAAAGAATGGCAGGCCGCGAGCCTCGGCCTCCGCTCGCATGACGGCGACCACCTCGTCAATGCGTTCCGGCTTGCTGGCCTCGTCGCAGCCCCACTGATCCATCTGCTGCTGCTTCGCGCGGCACTGGCACGTTGGCGTTGGCTCAATGCCGAATCGCTTCAAGAGCTTGGAAAGCTCGGTGCCGGGGCCGCTCGCCGGAGTCGGTGCTGGCTCGGGTAGCCGTGACACTCGCGGATACGCCGGATGGTCAACGTCAATCGTCCACTCGTCGCCGTCCTGCGAGACAACGCACGGCATCACCTCGTCGAGCGTGTAGCCACGCTCGGTGCAACGGGCCTCAAGATTGGAGCGGTGGCAGGTGATCATGGGAGTGGGTTGCCCACTGCGTAGCTAAATCTGTAGATCACTCGCCCAAATGAAGTGACGCTTTCTGTTGTTCCGCTGAAAGACGTGCCGGAACACACCTTAGACATAAACGACGAATCGGAGACGGTCGCCTGCACTTGCGTGCAGTCGGCAGCAATTAGTCCAAGGCCCTGGCTGCTGATCCCAATATTCAAGAGCGGATTTGCAGGCCCTCCGACAGTGCTGGCGTTAGGGCAAGAATACGATTGAAGCGTTTGCGAATAGCTCCAACTGTCGCAAGTACCGCTGTCATGCGAGAGAGTCCATGTTCCGTTAGGTGAGAGCCTCGGGAACTCGTAATAGCTCTCGAAATTGGAGATCGTTACGGAGACGGTAGCAACATTCGGGCAGCAGCACGGATTCGGCGTACACGTCGTCCCCACACCCTTGAAAGAAGGCGCGTTCGCCTGCGGTCTGTCGCCAGGCGAGCAAATTGAATTATCTGGCGTGGCTGCATCCGCACTACATCCGTAGCACGGCCGCCACACCCCACCACGGGCGGCGCACTCTGATTCAGTTCCGCCACGGCATCGCGGGCCAGTTACACCATTTACCGTCATCGTGTCAGGTCCACAACACGAATTACTACGGCACTTGCACTGACACTGCGGCTTGACCGTGCACGTCGTGCCCTCGCAGCACGCGCCCTCGCGGCATGCTTGGTTGCACTCGGCCTCGGTGGCAAATGGGCCGCTGGTGGCCTGCACGGACCTTGCCTGACCGCTAAACGGAGCGGAGAACGTCGATGATTTTTGGCACGGCATACATCCTCACGCTAACGACAAAGTCATTGACACTAGCGACATCTCTCCACTCCCGGAGTCATCTCCCTGCCAGTACCTTGTGTCTGGATTGGCATCCAAGTCCTGGGTCAGTGTCGTGATGTAGTTTGGAGTGTCAGAGAAAAACACCCGCTGCGGCAAGCCGCCAGCGTATCCCGACGGTTGCCCGTAAAATGGTGTATTAACTTTTAGCGCAAGACTGCACGCATCAAACCTTCCACCCCACGTTCGCGTGACAACACGCGTTCCGCGAGTGCTGTCGCAAGCGAGTTGCGATGCGTTAGACAAACCGCTGGTAGTTTTGCGGTGCCATATGGCATTGCACGCAAGCGATAGCGTCCAACTCGCTATTCCAATCTGGCCGAACGTGCCGGAGCTTAAGTCTCCGTCGTAGCCGCCATCCACAATCGTCAGAGTTAGCGAGTCGGCGCACCCGCCGGCGTGGGCAGCAAAGGTGTGCCTGTATTGGGTAGTATATTGCACCCAGCTTCCAGACGCGGACTGCCCTGTCATTGAACGAGAGATCTTGGCAAGGGAAACGGTTCCACTCAATCGAGACCCAAGCACGCCATACGTGTCGTAGTACAGAACTGGATACTCTGAAAACGGGATTGGATGTGGTTGGTCGCGTCGCAGTGTAAACAACTGAAACAAATCGTTTCCTGCCAGCGTGACTGTGGCAGATGTGACAAGGTCGCCAATGCACTTCGTGTCAGCACAGCAATACCACCCACCGCAGCACCCGCAGTCCTCCGCGAGCCTGCCGTCCTTGACGATGATCGCGTTGTCTTTGGTGGCGAGTGTCATGTGCAGGCCGTGGTGGAGACCCACGCCAATCCGCCGTTGGCTGCGTGCGTGAGCACTTGCTGAGTGGACGCCGAGTAGCCTGTCATGCTGTGCCAATCCCAGCCGACTAGCACCCACTCATCGGCAACATACGCGATGAGGCAAGCGGAACCCGACAGCGTGGCGATGTAGTTCTTCGCCGTGTATGTCGTGCCAGACACCACTGCATCCGTGACGGTTGTCGTGCTGCCTTTCGTCCACGTCCCTGAGAACGTGCCACGAATGACGCCGGCCTGCATCCGGATCAGCGCCCAAGTTGAATCCTTCCACAGCACATGAGCGCCAGACGCCTTGCCGAGATCCGCCGCCTTAAGCTGCACGACGCCACCTACCGCCACCCGCCCAACAGCGTTCGCCGCAATCGGCTCCACTGCCACGCACCAGGCCGTCGTTGTCGCGCTTGGCGCTCCAGCCGTCAGCACCGGCATTTCCTCGAACGACGCTGTAGCACCGCCTGACGACGACGTAGGCGTGATTTCCATGCCCGTGATAGCGAGCACGCCCCAGCGTGGAACGGTCACAGACGGCTTGCAGTAGACCCACGTATACGGTTTCAGCACAGGCGAGCCGGGAACGCCTGCCGTACCGGGATTCGCACCCAGCACCAAGTCGGCAGCGTCCTGCGCCCGATTCCACGCCCGTGCCGATATGGCACCGCGTAGCGGCTGGCCTTGCTCAATGCGTCCGTCTGGGCGTGACATCAGACATACCCCGTGCCAAGCCCAAGCAGCGAGAAGTCAGAGTCTTTGTAGACTTTGGAAACGTAGACGGCTTTCGGCTGCTTTATTAGCGAAGAACCAGACACAGAGTCCTCATACCGCACCCACAGGTACTCGTGCCCTTTTTTCTCAACGCCGCTGATGCTGCCGATGGTCTGCCCTGTCACGTTCTTTGACGCCACGAAGCGATACGACAGCGACCACGGGCCTTTCCCCTTCTGGTCGTCCCATTCCTGCGAGCCGCTGCAACCGAGGAAAAGAACCTCGCCAGCGTCAAACCCACGAAACGTGGCGTTGTTCGTCGTGCCAGTAATCCCAGCCAGTCCACGCACATACGCAGCCGTCACGTACGCATTTGGCACGTCGTAGCTTTCCTGCCACTGAAGCTGCGGCACGACAATGTCAACGCCGTTGACGCCGTTTGAATCGACGCCGATAGCACCTGACATATTCGTGGCAGACGACGGGTATCGCTTCTCGAAGTCGAGCGTGCCGCCAGAGCCGACAGAGCACGCTTGCGTGATGTGCTGCGTGCCGCCTGTGGTATCAAAACTGCGGGCACGCTTCAGCGGGTCAGACGTCGAAGGCTCTGCTCCAGCCTTCTCGTAGTTGATCGTAACTTGCCACGCATTGTCGCCGAGGTACGCGACGCTGTATTGCTCCACCCACAGTTGAGCATCGGCGACGCCGGGATACTGCCAGCCGTAGCCGCCGCTACTGATCTGCTGGTTGATGTCAGCGTGCAGCACAGTGTCGTCTGCGGTGCCGAAAACCTTGTAGCTCTTCGTGTATGACGACGTCGCCTTCTTGCCACGCCGCACAATCGTCGCCTGACGTGAGTCGCCGTCTTCTACCCAAGTAAGTGCCATTACGCCGCCACCTTTCCGCCGTCGTCAATCTTGCGGGTGTTCTTAGCCGTTTCTTCCGCCGCCTTCGCCGTGCGTTCAGCGAGCGACGAGCCGCCAAATATCTGCCCGAGATTGGTTGACGAGAACGTGCCAGCCACTTGCCCCATGCTCACGGCAGATTCAGCACCAGCGGCACCAGCACCAGCCGTCGCAGCCTTCTCGCTTGGCGACGCGCCCATAGAGCCAGTCGCCTTGCTAATCCGCTCCTGTGCGTCTGTCAATGCGTTGTCGAGCGTGTCTGCCTGCGAACTCGTGAGCCTGCCGTTGGAGTTGAGTGCGTCAAACTGCCCGTAAAGATCGCGCAGCTGGTCGATTGACGTGGCACCTTCGACCTCTTTGAGCAGGTCCGCAAACTGCTCGCCCATGACCCGACTAGCCTTGCCCTTTCGTGCCGTCGCTCCGACGTTGTCCTCTGCTGCCTGCGTCTCCTTGCGACGTTTGTCAGCGCGCCTTGCGTTCTCTGCTTGCCGCTCGTCCTTCGTTGCCTGTGCGTCGTCCTTGATTCCCTTGGCGCGATCCTGCCTATCCTTCTCCGCACGATCATTTTCTTTGCCAGCCTTCGCCGTGCGCCCCTCAATGCCTGGACGCTCCTGCCGTCGCTGCTCTGCACGGGCGGCGTTCTCGTCCCTGATTGCAGCGACACGCTCTTCCGTATCCTTCGCACCCGTGATGAATCCCTGCACCCGAGTCCATGCGATCTGGATGCCAGCGACGAGGTTGTCAAAAGTCGCCATCACGCCGTTTGCGATGTTGTCGAAGAAGCCCATGATGAAGGCTCCCATCGTGTTAAGCAGCGCCGCCGAGTCTGTATAAATCTTGTCCCACGCGATGTAGATGCCTGAGCCGATGTCTGTGAACACGTCTTGAAACGCTGCCACCCACGGATCAACGTAGGACATCAACGCTTCAGTGCCACGCAGCCAGCCAGCGACAAGCCCGGCCCAGAGCACGTCCATCGCACCGGACAAGTCACCAGCAGCGACGGCTTCATAGACGCCGTTGAAGGTGGTCGTGGCAGTCTTGGCGAGATCGCCCAGCACGACGATGCCGTCAGAGACGGCAGCACCGAAACCCTCGCCGATGGCTCCTGCCGCCTGTTGGACGAGCGGAGCCACCGGGCCGAGGGCCGCACCGATCTGGTCCTTGAACTTGTAGAGAGCAAAGACCGCAGCGCCGATGCCAGCCGCAACCAGCAGCACCGGGCTAGCAAGGGCAGAGAAAAGACCAAAGCCCTTCAAGACAAGACCGATGGAGCCGCTCAACGCCTGCAACGCATACCCTACAGTCGCCATTGCGGCACCGATGCCAATGGCTGCGGCGGCAACTTGAGCAAACAGGACGATGGCTTCCTTGTTGTCAGTCGCCAGCTTTGTCAGCCCGTCAATGAAGCCAGTGATGAACGGCACGACGCTGGCAAGAGCCGGTGCGACGGCGTCCGTGATGGCAATTGCCATCCGCTGCATCGCAGCCAGCACGCTGCCGAACGAGCCAGCCAGGCCCGACATCACCAACTTGTACTTCTCGCCCACCGGCAGAGCGGAAGCCATCGCCTCGCGCATCTTGGTGAACCCATCCACGCCTTCAGAGGCGAGAATCGACGCGGCACGAATAGCGTCCGCACCGAAGATGCGGCGGAAGATGTCATCCTTCGCCGTCTGGTCAAGCCCGCCCATTGCCTGCGTGAGCGTGCCGATGATCTCCACCATCGGCTTCATCTGCCCGTCAGCACCACGGAACGAGGCGACAGAAAGCCCGAGTTGGTCAAGAGCACCCACGGCATCGTCAGCCGGTGCCATCAGCCGCATCAGCATCGTCTTGACGCTGGTGCCAGCGTCGCTGCCCTTCACGCCAGCATTGGCGAGGATCGCCAGCGTGGCCGACAAGTCCTCAATGCTCTGCCCCGCTAGGCCGGCGACGGCAGACGACATTGAGAACGCTTCCGACATCTGAGCGATGGACGTACTCGACGCATCCGCCGCCGAAGACAACGCATTGGCGGCGACGTCGGATGACACCTTGAACACGTTCATGGCGTCCGACATCACCACAGCCGCCTGGGCAACGTCCATCTCGCCAACCTTGGCGAACTCCAACGCCGTCTTGCCGGCACCGCCAAGGACAGCATCAAGCGACATGCCAGCCTTCAGCAGTTCAAGCATGCCTTGAGCAGCCTCGGTCGGCCCGACGCCGAGAGCCTGCGACATCGCCATAGACGATGCTTTGATCTGGTCAATCTGCGCCGATGTCGCACCCGTGCTCGCCCGAATGTTGAGCAGCGTTGACTCAAACGCCGCACCCTGCTGCACGGCAGCGGCAATCGGTGCCGCCATACCAATGCCAGCAGCCGCGAGCCGTCCGCCACCCGAGGCGAGCGAGCGGCCCATATTGCCGAGCGACTTATTGACCTTGGTCAGTGCCGAGAAGAACTTCCTCGGATCGGCACCGATCTCGACAAATACGCCACCGGCTCTGACTGCTCCAGCACTCATACGTGTTTCTGCCAGTCTTTGCCAAAGAGGCGTTTCAGGTCATCAGGCGTCGCCTGTCTCGGCTTCGGTTTCTTTGCGTACGGATTCAGCTTGCGAGGGTCTGCCTTCGGCGAGTTCTTGTCCCGGTTGATGTTTGCCTGCTGTGCCAGCAGGTTTGCCGTGTGCCACCAATCGTGCTCTAGGCGGCTGTCGCGAGCGGCGAAGAGTTGTCTGACGGTCCACTCGCCTGGATAGACTCCGAGGATTCCTGCGGCTTCCCAGATGGCGTCCCAGACGCTCCTGCCAGACTCTCGACCGTCGCCTTCTCCAGACCCGCCTCCGCTCTGCCGAGCATCTCGTTTGCCACTTCGTCCATCTTGGACGCGAGAAGACCGATCATCTTGCGGAGGCGCTGCGGGAAAAAATCGACAAGTTCCTGCTCTAGCGCTTTCGTCGCAGCGTCCAGAGAATCGCCACGCAGACCGTCAAGGAAGTCTTCTCGTGACAGCCCCTTCGTCTCGACTTGCTTGGTCAGCAGTGCGTAGAGGATCTCGCCAATCTTGGCGTACTGGCTACGCAGCACTTGGAACGTCTGCGAGATGTTCGCAGCGTCCACCATGTCGAATGGCACAGCCTTACGCTCGCCGGTCTCCTCGTCCACGACGTCAACGGTGACGTTGTCGCGGACACGCAGGGCAGAGGCGACGGTCAACGCCACCTGCCACGGTCTGCCCTGGTCGTCCCTGAACTCACGCATGCCTACTCCCTCACTAGCCTAGGGTCGGTCATCTTGCCCTCAAGCGTGAAAGTCGCCACGCCATCTACCGGGTCGCTCTCGCTGATGCCGGTCATCACTGCGAGAAATGAAAACCCGGCGGCACCACCAAACACTGTGAACGTCCCGCCCGTGTGCATCTTCTGAAACGCCGTGCCGAGTCCAGCAGCGTCGTTTAGTTCAACGCTCACAGTGCAGTCGTATCCGGTGCTGTAGGTTGCCGCGTAGCGACTGCCGTACGGGTTGACGTCAATCGTGCGAGCCGACTCTGTCAACATGACGTTGCGGGCGCTGGCGATGTAGCCGCCATCGAGAACGATGGAACAGTCTTTCCCCAGCGTGATAGCCACTAGAACTCCTTGGCTGTCACGTTGTAGGTGACTGCTCCGTCAACGCCGATGTTCTCGGACACGCTCATGATTGAGAACGAGCCAGCGGTGCCGGCTGCGGTCAACGAGGTGATGAGCCCATCAGGATCGTGGCACTCAATCTCCCACGTCTTCGTCACGAAGCCCGCACGACTCACCCTGCGGCCAGGAACACCGGCAGAGCCGCCAACGTTGGACCGATTCGAGACATCAATCGTCTCGCACTCTTCCGTGAAGCTCGCCGAGATGATGCCTTCGCCAAACGGAGGAGCGGACGCTGCGTCTTTTCCGAGAGAAATAGCCATGTGAGAATTTCCTTGTGTGAGTGGTTAGGCGCTGACCGTGCGAGAGCCCGACACAGTGAAGGTGATAATTCCGTCGAGCGGCTGGCTCTGACCAATGTTGGTGCAGATGTACGTCGCGTTTCCTGTCTGCGTGCCGCTGATGGTGAACGTCCCGCCGATGCTGACGCCTGGAGCGTCCACGCATTCAAGCTCAATCGTCTGCTCGATGAGAGCCTTGCGGAACTTGCGGGAAGTGTCGCCGAACTTCGTGACGTCAACGTCTGACGCCGAGTTGGTGACGGTGCATGACCGAGCGTTCGCGACGCCCGTGATAGTCACGTCTTTGCCGAGCGTGATCTCAACTGAGCCAATTGGCATTTGGTGCCCTCTCGTGTGCGAGTGCCAGCGGTGCGGCTGGTTCGCTCACGGTATGGGCAGCAGGGCGGAATCTAGACCGGGTATGCCGTGGCTAGTTTCTCGCCAGCATGTTTCGCCACTTCTCGTTAGCCTTCGCCACGGCGGCGTCAACTCGCTTTGAGCCAGCCATAAACGGGCGGGCTGGGTAGCGAGCCATGCGGGTGATGCTCGTCTTCTCCCAGTTGCGGCTGTAGCGGAAGCCGCCCTTGTCGATGACCCACTGAAGGGCACCGTATTCGTACTGGTTCCTCTGCGGCAGTGCGTTCGTAAACCGCCCCTTCTCGTCTCGCCCTTGGCGACCATTGCCACGCTTCCGCAGGTACGCATTGCGTGCAGCCCCGACGCCGATACGCCACGCCGTCTGCTTCACCGTGCCGCCCATCTGGTGCAGCTGTGCCAGCCACGGCTTCGTCTTGTACGTGCCGATCACAGCCGTTCCACGGGCGGCATCGTAGACATCAATGATGTCATAGTAGAACCACTTCTTAGGTGCCCACGACTTAATCGGCTGGCCTGCGGCCCGAGGCGTGCCAGACCCGTACGCCGTGATGTCGAGGTACAGACCACCGACGAACTCCACTGGCTTGCCGCGACCCGCCCGTCGCTTCGCTGCGCCGCTGATCTTGCCCATTCCTCGACCGATCCCAGCCTTGGCAGCGTTCTTGATGTTGAGCCCAAGGTTTGACAACACCTTGGCATTCATCTTGCCGATCATCCGAGCGACCTTCGGCTTGTCGAAGAAGTTGCCTCGGAGCGACGCCCGCAGCTTGAGCCGACCGAGCGTGTCGGCAGACATCTCGCGGCGATTGCCGCCGATCATGCCGGGACGGATAAACGCCCGGCTCATGCCAGAAAGCATCGACGGCATAGCAGCCTCCTAGACAGTCGGCAGCACGTTCGTCTCGAACACTCGGTACGTCGCCGTGATCACAGCCCGCCAGACGTTCCGCTCAGTCAGTGCGTCGTCGGGATTCAGGTCAATGCTGACCGTCTGCGGGCTCGTGACGCCAGCCGGCCACGTGACGCCAGCGCCAAACGAATGAGCACGCACCTGGAGCATGACGCTGTCTGCTAGGTCGAGCATGCCATCAACCTCTGCATCAGTGCTCACATGCCGCCCGACGAACACAGACACCGTGTAGTCCACCTGCATCACCTGCCGGCTGATGCGAGTGACGTCAGCATTGCCGGGAACGACGAACACGCGAGGCGATGCCATTGCATCGACGTCCACGTTCGCCCAGTTCTTACGCTCCACGACCGTGGACGTGATGCCCCACGTCACGGACTGCAAGCCAGTGGCGAGGCTGTCGGCGAGTGCTCGAAGTGTGCTGCTCATGTATCACCCAAAAGCGTTGACAATCGCCCGACCAATCGCCCACCGAATCGCGGCCTGC